GAAGGAGAGTAGAAGGGGGCCGATAAGAGCATGACAGCATCTAATATTACTCTTACTATCGCAGGATCAACATATCCAATTAAAGAGAAATCTTGGAGCTTGCCTGATAAGATTGAAGAACGTTCTAAATGTTCATTCATTGTACAGGATGACAATGCTGCATACTCATTTAAAAAAGGCCAATTGGTCACAATAACTGATACGTTGCAAGGATTGCTCTTCTCAGGTTCCATTCATACGATAAAACGAACAAAACAGACAGGTACAGGCATAACAACACCTGTGCTGCATATGATAGAATGTGATGATAGAACAGCAACACTTGATGCAAAAACGTCAGATAAGCAGTACACGAGTCAGTATGCAGGTGCAATAGTTGTTGATCAAATAAAAGACTTAGGACCACTAGGCATCCTTGCAAACTATGCAATTGATGTGGATGATACGCAAGCCGATTTTGCAGCTGGTACATTGTCAGGGACAGTAGCAGCTAACAATGTAGAGGATGGGAACCTTGAGCTTGCGCTTGCAGGTGCCAAGACGGTCATCACGGAGAATACTACCTCTGCGTTCTCTAGTGGTACATTGACTAATATGACGGCATCTAATAATGTTTTGACGCCCACGTCAACGAATGCCATCAAAATACAGGCAGTAAATTCAGGAATAGCCATCGCTAATACATACACATATATAAAGATATGGGATGCAGGAGGATCGCCAGGCACGATAGTCGCAAACCGTTTTCTTGTCTACGATATTTGGATATCTTCTTCTTCTCCAGAGGCAAAGGTAGGAGTGGATATTATTTTTTCAGATGGAACAAATGTCCGCGACTACGCCACATCAAATAATGGATTATGGTTTGACAGCCAAAACAAAGGCCCACATTCAAATGTGGATTTGGCGGGATTGGCAACAGATAAATGGTATCATCGCTCTTTTTTACTGGATAATTTCATAGGAAAAGTAATGTCATATGTAGTTGTAGCTGTAGAAGGCAATAAGGAAGGAACATACACAGCGTATTTAAAAAATATATTAAGGGTAGATAATGTTGGAGTTGTTAAAGACACATATTTTGCGGGAACATTTAATATCAATCCTCCTAAACAAATGCAAAAGCAGGGATTTAGTAGCACAAAAGTCTCAATTGTCAGTACCTTTGATTGTTCAACTGCATCGAGAGTCTCTCCTGCGTATAATATTGATAGTACAAAAATAGTAAAGAATTCATTTATAGATTACAAGACAACTCTTCCTGATGGATATACTTTTAATCTGTCTTATAGCATTGATGGCGGAAATAGTTATATTTCATGTACAAACAACGCATCTCTTTCATCTTTTCTTTCTGGCTTGTCAATTGCCGGAAAAACCATTAAATTCAGGCAATCTTTTGCTCAAGATGCAGGCGCTAGTCCTGATCAAGCCCCTTCTCTATCGTACTTACAATGTGTTATCAATCCTTCGTATACAGTTACTAAATCAGATGTAAAGGTTTCAGCTACCACTAATTCAGAATGGAATACAGGCACAACATTCAATAGCACGCAAGCGCCCGCTGCAATTCTTCAATTGCTAGGATCAGTGCGCGATTGGGATGATGCTAGCCTTGCCAGCCAGTCGCTTTTTGGAGGGGGCGCGACTGGCATTAATAATGCCAACTCTTGCTATCAATATGTGGACTCGAGACAATTTAGGATGCCGGTACATGAACTCACAGAAGCCCGTTCTCGTATGGATTTTGCAGGACAATGGCAAAATTTTATTATGGAATTTGATGTGTATGTCGACAATAGCGCGATGAAGGTTGGATGTGTTTACCGTACAAGTAATTGGAGTAATTGGGATGCAAATTATGCATATGCATTGGAGATATTCGGTACTACAGTTGCACTGCAAAGAGGATCAAATAGTAGTCAGTCATCAACTGGCACGCGTGTTCAGGTCGCAACTGCCACGATCGGGCTAACGCAACAGGAAATACATCATGTTAAATTAATTATAAATGGGTCAAATCATCAAATATATATTGATGAGATATTATATATAAATGCAACTGACAGTACATATTCTGCATCAGGTTATGTTGGTTTTCGAGTATCCAATACTGATACATCCAATGGGTATATTTCTCTTTTTGACAATTTTGGAGTCGGCATTATAGGCATGGCAGGCACATGGACATCGGCTTCTACATCACTCTCCGCCGCCTCTACCTACCTCAATAGTGCAGTAACGTGGCAAGATGTGAGTCTTGATGAAACAAATACAACTGTGCTTGTGGAGAGCACGATCAATGGTGGCAGTAGCTGGCAAACGGTCACCAATGGATCTGCAATTGCCAATTTGACGGCTGGGCAATCGCTCTCTGGGGTAAGCGTTCAGTTCAAGATTACATTGACAACATCGACTATTGTTGCATTGCCGCAAATTCAGTATTTTGTTGCGTATATCTTAGGCGGTTTTAGCAGCTCAGGGACGCGTATCAGCAAAGCTCTTCCTTTGTCCGGCGTGGGCACGTGTGGGAGTACGATCGTATTCTGGAATGCGATCACGCCGACGAACACAACGGTTGTCGTGGCCACAAGCTTGGATGGGAGCAGTTATACCAATGTGAGCAACGGCGGGTCCATATCAGGCCTTGGGCAGCAACCAGCGCCTACAATCGATAGTTTCAATCTCCTAACAAGCTCAAATTATATCAACACATTTCGCTCAGGAGGCTCTTTGGGATCCTGGGTATGGGACACGGCAAACAGCCGACTCACGGTAACGGGCGGTTCACATGGCCTTCTCATTTACAACGGTATTGCCTCCTCGGCAAATGTGAGTGTGTACGCCGATCTGGATAGATCCGATAGTAGCGGAATTGTCTTGCATTATGCGAATAGTGGAAGCAGTCTCTACTATTGCGTGATTGGAGACAATTTAGCGTCTTCTAATCCGAATACAGTATATATCTATAAATACGACTTTGGCGGTCCGTACGCTTATGGCAATACAAGCATAAGCTTTACTCGTGGCACTTATCATCGTTTTGTCTTTCAATACTCTAATGATTATCTTATTGTCTCTATGGACGGTGTAGAACTTATAAATGTACTTGACAGTAGTACGCCTATCACATCAGGGCAGTCTGGAATATATAACAATACAGGTGTATCGCAATTCTACAATCTCAGAATACAGCCATCTGGCGATAGCCTGACGAACAAGAAGGTGTATACACGCATAACACTCACAAGTACAGATCCAACTGTTACACCGCAAGTATCGGATTTTACTACTCTTGTTACTAATCCTAATATTGGATTGGGATCACTTATTCCAACGGCAGACTATCGTAATACATACAGAAGCGATAATCTAAATGATTTAACGAAAAGATCAGATTATATACAGAATGTTAAACCTGACGGTTCATTCATCTTTACCGATCGAAAAACAGTACCTGCACCATGGTTGTTGACAGGAAATGACGCACTCGTATCAGGATTAGAGGTAGAGGACTCTGCTGACCTCTATAGGAACAGGCAAATCATAACAGGCGTTCTAGATACTATTGCACTTAATGAGACAAAGCTTGGTGATGGCACTGCAACCTCTTGGACACTAAAATACAATGTTGTGTCCATGGACGCTATGACGCTTAATGGCCAATCTGTCACATTTGGCATTAAAGGCATTGATACCGAAAAAGACTTCTATTATGAGGTGGGATCTAACTCAATTGCATCTGATACAGAAGGAACGCTCTTAATCACAACTGATGAGCTATATGTATCTTATGTAGGGCAATTTGAAACAACTGTCACAAGAGACAACACAGGGCAATTCCCAGGGACTATCTCACAAAAAGACTACATCGTACAGTCAGGCCTGACAGTGACCTCCCTTACCCTTCTCAGTCAGGCCTCTGCTTCACAAAATGCCAGTGGAAGCACGGACGATATGGACGTGAGTCTGTGCAGACGTATTGCACTTGATATTAATATTACAGCTCATTCAGGTACGTCACCTACTGTGCAGTTCTTTCTTGAGAGAAAAAGTGCAGATGGTCTTTATACGGTGATGTATCAGTCATCGGTCATTTCAGCATCTACCGGCCAAGTAAATCGATCCATCGGGCCAAGGTGCACAACCAAAGAGTCTCTGGGTTTGACGGTACGATTGCGTTGGGTCATCGGTGGGAGCGGATCACCTACTAAGACATTCTCCGCTTCGATCATTGGGCAT